AAACAAAAGATTAATTAAAAGGATCCTGTAAATTGAAAAATAAAAATAAAGATCAAAATCCTGCAGGGCCATTACCATCATTTAAAAGCCGCCGGGCTGTTCTTTTGCATTTAAATCAATCCGGTTACAAGGTGTCCCGGGGCAAATTGTATGGCGATTTTAAAAAGAAATTGATCAGGATGGAATCCGACGGGACGGTCCTGGAAATTGAGGTCAGAAATTATGCAGTTAATCACCTGACCGATAATTCAAACGATATGCAAGCGTTAAAGAATGAAAAGGAAGTGGAAAAACTCGAAGAACAAATCTTAAAATTTAGATTTGAACGGGAAAAAGAGCAAGGAAAATACATCCTGAAAAAAGATTTTGAGGCAGAACTTGCAGCCAGGGCGGCTGTTTTTGATTCAGGATTTAGGCACCTGTTTAATGTACGCGCCCGGGAGTGGATCACATTGCTATCAGGAAACCCTGAAAAGGCGCCGGATTTTATACAGGAATTAAACCAGGCCCTGGATGATCAGCTGACAACCTATGCCAGCACCAGGGTTTATCAAGTAATGTTTTCCAATACAGATTAAAAAAGGGAGATTAAAAAAAATGAAATCAGTTACAACTTTTTCAAAGTCTAACAGAAATTTAATTTTAACAATTGACCTTGTCATCGCTTTGGCCAGCTGTATGACTACTGATAAAACTATGCCGATAAAAACGCGGCGCTGCCTGGATCGGATCCGGACCAGGATAAAAAACATACAAGATATAATTTATGGCGGCAAAACCCTGGTTTTATCGCCTGCTAATTATCGGCAATATGGCCGGATTATTTCATCGGTTAAAAAACTAATTAACAATATCGCCGGGAATACAATTGGTCTTGATTTTATCAATGCAGTCCTGGCCCTGGTCGAGGATGCCCGGATCGGGTGTCAAAGATCGAAAAACTTGACCCTGCAGCGGGAATGGGGACACTTAAATCAATCTTTGGCCACCTTGTATGGCCATGTGGATCCTGACCTGGATCAATATAATTTAATGCAGCTGGGGGACAACCTGGCGGGCCGGTTTAAAAAAATTATGGTCGGATAAAAACATGAGCAAAAAACGTATAAAAATTATCTGGACCTGTTCAGACTTTTGCAACCATAAACACAGATTTAAATTTGTAGCTTATCTTTGCGGCCGGGGCCAATATTTTTGGCAAAAGATAAAAAAAAATTATATCAAATGATGTATATAGCATAATGAAAAAAGGAGTTAAAAATGGAAAAACCAGAGCTTATAACCTTTAATGAATTAGTCAAATATGGAAAAGAACATGGGGCAAATATCGTTAATGATATGCCGTGGTCTTTTGAATACAAAGGCCTTCCTGTATCCCATGAAAATGACGAATGTTACCTTGTGACCGTGCTTTCAGGTGACACAATTCGTCTTTGTCCTGGTGATGTGCTTGTCACTGATGTTACCGGGAATATTCACGCCATATAAGATGGATTTTGATGTATTTGTCATAATGGAGGAAATATGAGAAGCGTAAAGACAGACAAATTATTTAAGGTCAACCTAAAAGGTACATATGGGACCGGATGTGGAGTTAAATACCGTCGCTCTTATGTGGTAGCAAAGACGATGGATGGGGCTTATAAAAAAGTTAGAGATTATCTTGATGGTGCGGATATTGGTTTTTCATCTGATCGTGAATTAGATTCTATTGAACTGGTTGCAGAGGATTATGAATATACGGACGTTCGGACAAGATTATTCCAGTAAATAATATATTTAAAGGAGAATGTCTGAAGGTTTAGAAAATTGTAAAAATCATAAATGCGAATGGGCGTAAACTATGGATGAATCTTTATATGATAAATGGGTAGAAGAAGAAATAGAAGATATGCAAACAGCATTATTGCATCGTGGTGTTGATGGATTGTTTTTTGAGTTTGAACGATGGGTTAAAGAAAATTATAACGTAACCCAAAAGGATAAAAAAATATGACAAGAGGTGGGCAAAGAAAAGGTGCAGGGCGAAAGCCCTCACCTGACAAAAAGAAAGGCTATTCGACTAAGCTAAGATCAGATCAGATTGAGTGGTTAAAGGCAAACAAACCAGCCGCACAACATATTGAAAAAGCACTTGACGAATATATCAAACAGAAAAGCGGCATAACGCCGCCAATAAAAAGATGAAGATAGGTATCGCTTCGCTCACTACTTATCTTTGCATTATTTTATCATTTGTTACTGCAGCCAGTTAAAGGATTTAACAATGAAAAATCCAATCGAAATTTGCGCGGAAATAAAAAGGGAAACAGATGCCGCTTTTTTGATTTCTGATGATGGGGACAAAGAGGTCTGGATCCCAAAATCTTTAGTGGAAACTGACCAGGACGGCGGACCAGGTGACACGATAATTTTCACTATGCCGGAATGGCTGGCAATCAAAAACGGGTTTGTTTAATTAATATGGAGCAACTTTTCAAAGATAAAGAGATCCAGGATTTTACAAAACAGCGCGCCTGGTGCTCTGATGATTTATGGAAAACCCTGTCAGGTATCCGGGAGTTTTTATTTTCCCGGCCTGAAAAAAAGATCTTGAGAAAACAAAAACCGATTAAGGTTTCCGACTGGGCAGAAAAATATCGGATCCTGACCATGTCGGTTCTGCCCGGGATCTGGCACAATGATGTGACCCCGTATTTGACCGGCATAATGGATGCAGCTGCCCTGCCTTTTGTCCGTGAAATCAATCTTTGTGCAACGCCCCAGGCTGGCAAATCCGAGGCGGTTCACAATTTTGTCGGGTATTGCATTGACCGGGCGCCGGGTCCCGTCCTGTATATTTACCCGGATGAAAAGACAGCTGTGGAAAATTCAAAGGACCGGATCCTGCCCATGATCGAGGCCGCCCCCCGGCTGCAGAAATATCTGACTGGCCAGGAAAAAGATAAGTCCTCATATCGGATTAATTTATCCCATATGAAAATATTTTTGGGCTGGGCCAGGTCGGTTTCCAGTGTTGCAAATAAACCCATAAAATATGCCATTGCCGACGAAGTGGACAAACCAGGTTTTGACCCTTCTAAAAAAGAAACCGGACCCCTGGAACTGATCGACAAACGCCTGACAACTTTCAGGCCGGTATCAAAGTTTTTTAAAATTTCCACCCCGACGCTTGAGTCCGGGAACATCTGGCAGGCGCTTAATAGCTCAGACGTGATTTTCGATTATCATGTCCATTGCCCTTTTTGCGGTATGATCCAGCTGATGGAATTCAAAGGGATCAAATGGGACGGTGGACATGAAGCAGACCCCAAAGAACTTAAAAATAAAGGTTTGGCATGGTATGAGTGCGAACACTGTCAAGGCAAATGGGATGAAAGTATCCGGGACCAGGCGGTCCGAAAAGGGGTATGGATTGCCCGGGACACAAAAATTTCAATTAACACATATCTTGAAAAATTTCGGCCGTCTGTTATCGGGTTTCATGTCCCGGCCTGGATTTCTTATTTTGTTTCATTTGGTGAGATTGCGGCGGCTTTTCTTTTGGGGCTGCATGATCCTGTCAAGGCCCAGGATTTTTATAATTCATACGAGGCCCGGCCGTATGTGTCCAGGGTCAAAACAAAAAAAGAAGATGAAATAATGGAACACATAAACGATCTACCCGGGGGTATTGTTCCGGCGGATGCTGTGGCCCTGACCTGCGGGGTGGATGTTCAAAAGGCGGGTTTCTGGTTTGTGGTCCGGGCCTGGAAAAAAGACTTGTCCAGTCACCTGGTCCAGTATGGATTTTTATCAACCTGGATGGACGTGGAAACCCTGCTTTTTCAAACCCGGTATCAGGTCGAGGGCAAAGGGGCTGGCGATAAAATGGGGATCTGGCGGACCGGGATCGACAGCGGCGGCGGCAAGTCCAGCGATGATGATTGGAGCAAGACCGAGGAAGTATATGCCTGGATCAGGACCATGGGCCGTGATAAGGCTTTTGCCATTAAAGGCGCGTCCAGGCCCCAGATCAAAAAAGTGAAACCCAGTACCATTGATAAAATGTCCCGGGGTAACAGAGTTATAAAGGGCGGCCTGGTCCTTTATTTTCTGGACGTCAACCAGTTAAAAGAACTTTTTCATTGGCGTCTGTCAAGAGAATTGGATCAGCCCCAGGCCATAACTTTAAACGCTGATACAGGGCTTGATTATGCCCGGCAGATCACGGCCGAGGTAATAGAAACCGACAGGAACGGGAAAAAATCCTGGGTCCAGATCCGGCGGGACAACCATCTTTTGGATTGTGAAAACATCGCGGCAGCCTGTGCAGATCATGAATGGGCGCCATCATTATCCTATATTTCCAAAAAAGCTACCAGGCCCCGAAAAAAACCGGCCAGTAAAACGTCCCGGGGGTTTGTCAATTCATGGAAATAAAACTGGTCTTTAAAGGGGCAAAGGAAATTTGTGCAGCTGTTGGGATCAACTGGAAAGAGATGGCATATTATGTATCGAAAAAAAAACTGCCTGCTTTTAAGATTGACGGAAAAGGGGCATGGATTGCAAGGCCGTCTGATTTAGAAACCTGGGTGGAAAAACAAAGGGATGAAAACCTGAAAAATTTATAGATTCAAGCCGTCTGATAATTCCACAGGCGCTTTTTTAAGAAAAACAAGTCTTTTTAACCCCGGTATCAAGCCGGGGTCTTTTTTTGCCTATTTAAACCCCTGTCAATAGCCCATTGCGTCCCATTGCGTCTTTTTAGTATCCTTTTTTATCCTTTTTTAATTTTCTGAAAAAACCCGGCTTATAATTTCCACAATTTTAAAAATATTAAATTTTTTATCAATACTGAAAAAAGAGGATTTAATGACCTATGTAACAGTATTAGACAAAATCCCCAGTCAATTAACGGCAGGGATTTCTGCGTCCTGGTCAGTATCTTTGTCTGATTATCCGGCGTCGGAGTCCTGGGTCATAACGTATACCCTTATCAAATCGGACAACCAGATCCAGATCGAATCAACTGCGGACGGCAATGACCATTTGATCGAAATTGCCGCCGCAACTACTGCAGCATATGACCCCGGCGAATACGAATTCCAGGCCCATATTACAAACGGGACAGAAAAATATCAGATTGACGCGGGTGTCATCGAGATCCTGACCGATTTTGCCACCCAGGACAGTGGTTATGATTACAGGTCCCATGTCAAAAAAGTCCTGGACGCTTTGGAATCTGTCATCGAGGGCCGGGCCAGCAAAACGCAATTATCCCAGAAAGTGGGCAATTTTGAAGTGCAGCACATGAGTCTTGCCGAGCAGATCAAATACCGGGACCTGTATAAAGCAAAATACAAACGGGAATTAATTGCAGCCGGGAAAATCAAATCATCAAGGGTTATAAAAATGAGGTTTGTATAATGTGGCCATTTAAGAAAAAAAGAAAAAGAAAAGTCAAGGCATACCAGGCCGCCAGTATGGGCCGATTGACAGCTGACTGGAATATCCAGCCGACGTCTGCCGATGCAGATATTATTCCTAATCTTAAAATTTTACGGGCCAGATCCCGGGACCTTTGTCAAAATAATGATTATGCAAAGCGGTTCATGAATATGCTGAAAGTCAATGTGATTGGTCACAAAGGAATTTTGCTGCAGAATAAAGCAAAGGACAACAATGGCAAGCATGACACGGTGGCAAATAAAAAGATTGAAACCGCCTGGACGGCCTGGGGCAAAAAAGGCACTTGCACCATGTGTGGTGGATACAGCTGGACAGGACTGCAGCAGGCAATTATTGAGGCTGTGGCCAAAGATGGCGAAGTCTTAATCCAGAAAGTATTGACCGGGCCTTTTGGTTTTTCCCTGCATTTGATTGAAATTGATTACCTGGACGAAAATTACACTATTCCCAGGGAACGGATCAAGGGCGGAGTCAAACGCGATAAATGGGGCAGGCCGGTTAAATATTATCTTTTGAGTGATCACCCCGGCGAAACTGCAGGGACCATGATCACAAAATCCCATGTCGAAATTTCGGCTGAAAATATTATTCATTTGTTTATCAAGGAAAGACCGCACCAGACCCGGGGCGTCCCCTGGATGGTAACGCCTGCCTATAGATTAAAACAGCTGGGCGGCATGGAGGAGGCCGAACTTGTGGCCAGTAGAATTGCAGCCAGTAAAATGGGCTTTTTTACAACCCTGCCGGACGGTGCCGGATTTGATGAAGATGAAACAGAGGAAGACGGCGCCCTGATCAGCGAGGCAGAACCCGGAACTTTTGAAAAACTGCCCGAGGGTGTGGACTTTAAACCCTGGGACCCCAGCCACCCCAATGCCGCGTTTGAAAGTTTTTCAAAATCCATGCTGCGGGGTATCGCGTCGGGTTTGAATGTGTCTTATGTCGGTCTTGCCAATGATCTGGAAGGGGTCAGCTATTCCAGTATCAGATCCGGCGAACTGTCAGACCGGGACGCCTGGCGTTTACTGCAGTCCTGGTTTGTTGAAAACTTAAATGATCTTGTTTTCCCCCAGTGGTTATCCATGGCGCTCATGAGTAATGCCTTAGATCTGCCATACCGGAAAAAAGATAAATTTTCAAAACCGCACTGGCAACCCCGGGGCTGGAATTGGGTGGATCCGCAAAAAGAAATTAAAGCCAATATATCCGCAGTCAGGAACGGATTTAAATCTTTGTCCGATGTTATCAGCGAACAGGGCATGGACATTGACGAAGTGTTTGACCGTCTTTCCAGGGAAAAGGCCCTGGCGGAAAAATATGGCTTAGAATTACCTGTATTATTTGGAGAAAAAGACAATGCCAAAATCAATTAGTTTAGGGTTAATTACCCGGAGTCTGGAAGTTAGAAAAGAGGATGTCAACGAAGAAGACCGCACAATCGAATTGTCGTTTTCATCCGAGGATCCATACGAACGATATTTCGGAATTGAGATCTTGAGCCACAAAAAAAAGCACGTTGACATGAGTTTTATCGCGTCCGGTAATGCGCCATTGTTGACCGGACATAATCATAATGACCAGATTGGAATCATTGAAAAAGCCTGGTTGCAGGATGGCACTGGCCGTGCCAGGGTCAGATTTGGAAAGTCTGNCCGCGCAANCGAGTTTTTTCAGGATGTCCAGGACGGTATCAGGAAAAATGTATCTGTCGGTTATTACATCCAGGAAATGAAATTGCTGGAAGAAAGTGACAAAGGCCCTGACAAGTATCTGGTAACAAAATGGAAACCTGTTGAGGCGTCCATTGTTGCAGTCCCAGCTGATGAAACCGTCGGGATCAGATC